TTGGAGGGAGTTAATATCAATAAAAAATTATTAACAAGGTTAATGATTGTGCCCATTTTATTCATCTGTTATGTTTTATTTTTAAATCCTGAAATTATACTTGAAGAGCAATGTCCTAATAAGCCTTACAGTTTAACAATCGTAAAGCACGGAACAGGTATATTCGATAAGAAAATTGTTTTAATATATTACAAGATCGACGGAAAAACAGTAGCTGTTGGAAATTTGGTGTTTTTTGAGAATTTGGGTAGGGATATAGATGTTACTTGGGATACGAACACTGATGATGGAACTTGGTGGATAGATAAAAGTGTACATTTAACCATGACTTATGCTAAAAATTTTAAGGGGGATTTAGACAAGAAAGATATTGATTTTGATTATGGTACTGTCCAATGATAATGAATCAGTTTATTTAAAACAGGAAATACAATAAAAGAACCGCCAGTCGCGGTTCTTTTGTTTTCAGATTCAAACTGATTTAAGAGCAGATTTTTCTTTCCTTACAAATACCATGATCCCGGGGATGATCATAAGTATAGCTGGTATTAAATAGAAACAATCAATACATATAAGTCCTCCCCCTGAGACAAATAGTAGAACACTGCTCAACTTTGGCTTAAATAAGACAACAATTGAAGCTGTAAACCCAATACATGAAAGGACCAAAGATACCCATGCCTCAACAAGAAGGTCGCTTGTCATTTCAAAGTATCTAATTAAATGAAAAAATAAATCAAGATAGGCGATAACTAAAGCAAAAATAGACGCTACAACACCCAATAGGCTCCCTGTCAAACTTAAAAAAAACTCAATGTTTCTCTTCATAATAAACGCTCCTTATGTAATCAGGCCACTTCATTTTTATATATGAAAATGTAAAAGAAACATAAATGAAAATATAAATGAGAAAAACAACAAAAACCCTTGCCACGTAAGGGTTTGTATGGGATTCAAAAGTCACTTTATAAATGAGGGTATGATTGAGATATAAATGAGAATCTAAATCTTATTAGTAAACAGAATTAAACATAATAAACAGAAATAAATAATAATAAACTAACTGCGTTTATTTATCTGATTTCCGTCTTTCCTTTAATTGCTCCGTTATAATCTCCAAAGCAGCCTGTAGAATTTCATCAGTTACTTCACCGTCTTTAGCTGCAAGGAATGTTTCGGGATCGTTTAACACTTTTTTTGCATCGTCAGTGATTATATTGGATGATTTATCTTTTCCTCTTAAAAGGTAGTCTGTAGATACATCAAAAAAGTCGGCTATTTTGATTAATGTTTCGTAATCAGGTTCGCGAGTGCCTTGTTCATAATTAGCAAGTTTTCCTCTTGAAAAGCCTAATCTATCTGCGAGTTCATATTGGCTTAGACCTTTTTCTTTTCTTAAAGCTGCTATCCTTTTACCTAACATATACACTCACTCCTTGTTATTAATTATAACTTGGAAACTAAGCGTTTCTACATTTAGAAACAAAAAGTTTCTAAAAACACTTGACGGACACGTATTGTGTCCTGTATATTATAAATCGTAAAAGGAAACAAAACGTTTCTAAGGGGGTGTTATGAGTGGAAAGAGAAGTTTTGTTTTCCTTACGTGGAAACACGTCAAGAACAGTAGTTGCTAATGACTTAAACATAACTCCACAGATGCTAGGGGCTATTGAAAGAGGGGATAGAACTCCTTCCTTAAGTCTGGCCAAAAAGATTGCAGACTATTATGGAACAACTGTAGATGAAATTTTTTTTACTCAAAGTAGACACAAAATGTGTCCTAAATATAAGACAAGGACAGATAAGGGGGCTTAATTATGAAAGTCATCTTGAAAAAAGGACCGCTGTTTGAACTGGCAGAGGCCAAAGCTTACAAATACCTCAGTGGCATACTTGTTCAGCGAATGAATGAGCATCAAGAGAAGCTTGCACAACAAAAGAAAAAGGAATCAGCCTAAGTCATTTATAAACAGCATGGTCTTTTAACTTCAATTTTAAAACTGAAAACTCAATATATCAGGAGGCAAACATATGGAGAACAACCCATACAACATGCGAAATTTACCGCAGATTATGCGTAGTGCCCGAAAGGCTGCAGGTCTTTCCCAATACCAAATCGGCAAGTTAATCGGAGGTAAGGATCAAAGGTATGTTTCAGATGTTGAAAATGGACTTGCCAAGCTCACTCCAGAGTTATGTATCAAGTGGTTTGAGAAGTGTGATGCCTATGAACATATTGATCTTGTCCATTACTTATTTAAACTTCATCCCACAGCCGCTGCTCCTATTGATCCGGCACTTAATGAATGTGCAAGTAATGCGGTGATTAATATGGTTCACCAATTGGAGGAAGCATTACAAGCAACCAAACATTTAGCCCGTTGGCTTACGGATAACCGGCCAGGTAAAACAGAAGAGCTGCCGATGGCAGATATTAAGCAGATTTTTGATTTGATTGCGGCTAACAAAACATTAATTTATTCACTTGTTCGTACTCACGGGTTGAAAATGCAGGAGCTTGCAGATAGGTGGACACGGAAAGCTTTAGTTGATCAAGTTGCTATGGCAAAACAAGAAGGAAGGCAGGCGGTTTCAGTATGAATACAAATCATTTCTTGAAGGCAGATGTTCCTATCGCAAAAAGAAAAATCGAATCAGCAGAAGAGTTAGCAATCATGCTGTCAGAGGCATTGCGTGATGGTGATTATGAAGAAGCGATTAGTCTCGCTGGAAGCATCAAGGTTCTTACTGAGGATATTAGCCGGCTGGCAAACAAAGGACAGCTTTATGAAACAGCATTGAAAATGCAACAGCGAGGCATCAACTTAACAGTAGTGAGCAGGTGTATAGGATGATAGTTCATTATGTTCATAAGCCGGCAACTGCTCTGGAAGTTCGTAAATGGTGTGCGATGATTCGTAACAATAGTGAATTCCATCTGTTATGGGATAGACGTGCAGACAAATTCAGAGAGGAGAATATGAATGGTCGAAAACCCAATGGTCATAAACAACTGGCACGATAAGCTGACTGAAACGGGTGTGCAAATAGATTTTTACGGTGATGAAGTAACTCCAGTTGATGATTATGTAATTGATGGCGGCGAAATCATTCTCAGAGAGAACTTGGAAAGATATCTAAGGGAGCAACTTGGTTTTGAATTTAAAAATGCGCAATAAAAAAGCCCACTCGGCAAAGTGGACTTCTTTAAAGGCTATCTAAAAAAACTCATGTGCAAATATTTTATCAGATAGCCTCAATAAAAACAATGGGGGTTAGGTGGTATGACAAGCAAACGGGCTGAGGTTCTTGCTAAGACTTCTGAAATGAACCGCGATGAATGGCTTATTGAAAGAAGAAAAGGAATTGGCGGCTCAGATGCATCCATCATCTTGGGGTTAAACAAGTGGAAGACACCTTTTGAGTTATGGTTAGACAAAACAGGACAGGTCCCTGTAAGTGAATCGCAAAGTGAAGCTACTTACTTTGGATCATTGCTTGAAGACATTGTTGCAAAAGAATTTGAGATACGTAGTGGCAAGAAGGTTAGACGTAAAAAAGCAATACTTAGACATCCAGAACATGATTTCATTTTGGCTAATGTAGATCGGATGATTGTTGGTGAAAAAGCGATCCTTGAATGTAAAACAACCTCAGCCTACAACTTTAAAGAATGGGAAGACGAAGAAATTCCAGAGAGCTATATCGTTCAGGTCCAGCATTATCTGGGTGTGCTTGGACCTGAATATCGGAAAGCTTATTTTGCTGTGCTGATCGGCGGGAACAAATTTGTCTGGAAAGAGATAGAGCGGGACGACGAGTTAATTGACATGATCTTTGAAGCAGAGATTGAGTTCTGGAATGACAAGGTATTAGGCGGACAAGCTCCTGCTTTAGATGGTTCAAGTGCTGCTGAGGAATACCTCAAAAAACGATATGCCGAAACGGAAAATAACAAGGCTATTGATTTAACTGCGACTAATCGAGAACGCATTCAACAATACTTGCTTCTTAAAGAACAGATCTCAGAGCTTCAAAGTCAGGCAAAAGAATTAGAAAATCAAATCAAACATGAAATGAAGGATGCAGAGTATGGGTTTATTGGAAACTATCAAGCTTGTTGGAAGCCTGTTGTCTCAAATCGAGTTGACACGAAAAAGCTTAAAGAGCAGTTTCCGGATATTTACGAAAAGGTCAAAAAGGAAACTCATTTCAGACGTTTTGGAATCAAGGAGGTTAGCTGACTATGGCTACTAATCAATCAATTAAAAACAACATCCAAAAGAAACAAAAAAACGCTCCTGTGCAACAACAAGGAGCAACCATGAAAGGCTTGCTTTCCTCACCATCTGTTATTAAGCGATTTGAGGAAGTGTTAGGGAAGAGAGCTACACAGTTTACGGCCTCTATCTTAAGCCTTTATAACAGCGAGCAGATGTTACAGAAAACAGATCCTATGAGCGTTATCTCATCTGCAATGGTGGCAGCTACACTCGACCTACCTATAGATAAAAACTTAGGGTATGCCTGGATTGTACCTTACGGAGGAAAGGCTCAATTCCAGCTTGGATACAAAGGATATATCCAGCTAGCCCTACGAACAGGCCAATATAAATCCATTAATTGCATACCGATTCATGAAGGCGAATTGCAGAAGTGGAATCCGTTGACTGAGGAGATCGAGATTGATTTTGAAAAACGAGAATCAGACGCGGTAATTGGTTATGCAGCTTATTTTGAGTTGATAAATGGCTTCCGAAAAACAGTGTACTGGACAAAGGCACAAGTAGAGAAGCACAAAAAGAAATTCAGTAAGTCTGATTTTGGATGGAAAAATGACTGGGATGCGATGGCTCTCAAGACTGTATTAAAAGCAGTTTTGAGCAAGTGGGGGATTCTCTCTGTTGAAATGCAAAAGGCAGTTATTGAGGAAGATGAAACAAGGGAACGGATTGACATTACCAATGAGGCAGACAGTTCAGAAATTATCGATTCCGAGCCTTCAGATAAAGAAGAAACAGAAAAAACAACCTCGCAGGAAGCTGATCCTTTTGACGGCAAGCCTGTAGATATAAAAGACGATGAACTTCCGTTCGATTGAGGTCGGCATCCGTGACATAACTGCACTCTGTGAAAGGAAGTAGGTGAGTGACTTGGACATAAAAGCAATGGGGTATGTGGTCATACCCCGACTACCATTCAAAGAGTTTAGGGATGAAAAAATTTATGATCACTTGTTCAAAAGAGCTGAATACAGGCCAAATCAAGAGCTAGAGCTTGGGCAGACCATTATCAAAATTGTGGAACTTGCAAAAGATTTTAACTGGTCAGCTGCACAGATCAAATACTCACTAGACCGAATGGAGAAACAGGGATATATCAAATTGCACCGTCTTCCACAAAAAAGAGGGTTCATCGTCACCATACTTCATTATGCAGACTACATACAGCTAGGAAATTACATGAAGAAAAAAGCTTTGGAACCAGCTGAGATTGAACATCAGGAGGTCGATGACAAAATGAAAAATGCCTTTGAGCTATATGAAAACAAAGTCGCTCGGTCAGTCGGTCCTATAGAGGCACAGCGAATTGGATACATGGTCGACGATTATGGTGAAGAAAAAGTGATGGAGGCTATCAAGACAGCGTTTCAGCTAAAGGGGAAATCAGCAAGTTTGTCATATGTTCAAGCCATCTTATCAAATCCATTCACTCAAAAGAGAAAGGAGAAACAATATGGCTATAAACAAAGCAGTCAGTATAGACACCGCATTTCAAACGATCATGCAGGAACTTCGGGAAAAGTCAGCCCGCTTTTTGGGAACAAAACAGGCCGCATCCGAAGAAAAGGCTGAATTTGATTGTCCTTATTGTAAGGATCGTGGAATTATCGTTTATCGGGTACATAAGGACACTCCTTGGCATTTGGATGATCAGTTAGATCTTATGGTTCCTAACGAAATGGTACCTGAAGATGATTTTCTGTTTGGTAAGGTTTGCACGCCGGACAAAGCTAGTGAATGGAAAGATACTTATTCAAAACAGTGTGAATGTGTGAGACGAAAGAAAATAGCTAGACTCATGTCAGCTAGTGGCATTACAGAAGAGTTTGAAAAGCTTCTCTTTGGTAACTTCATCACGGACGGTAAGCCAGACATGATCAAAGACGCTTATGAATGTGCAGTGGAATACTATAAAGAATTTCAAAAAATCAAAGGAGAACGGCAAAACAGTATCGCATTACTTGGACAGCCAGGTAGCGGTAAAACTCATTTGCTCACGGCGATTATGAATAATCTGATCAAGAAAAAATCAGTACACTGCATGTATTTCCCTTACGTAGAGGGCATGGGTGATTTAAAAGCTAACTTTGATAACTTAGAAGCGAAACTCGATGTCATGAGAAAGGTCGAAGTTCTATTCATTGATGACTTATTCAAACCAATAAACGGTCAGCCAAGGGCAACCGATTGGCAGGTTGAACAAATTCAGTCAGTCCTAAATTATCGTTATTTGAATCATAAGCCTTTGCTGATTTCTTCGGAGTTAACAATTGATGAGATTTTGGATATAGACGAGGCTCTTGGTTCACGTATTCACCAGATGTGTCGTGATTACATAGTGATTATTAAAGGCGATCCAATGCAATTAAATCATAGGTTAGGTGATTGGGAATGAAGGAGAAAATGAATGTAAAAGCAGCTGGTGGACTTTATATATTTGAACCTTCAAATCCAACTGAAGGTAAAGATCTTACACCAACTATCCGTTTACTTGAGGAAAAAATAAAGCAAATGGAGCGGATGCTGAGTGCTTAAAGCAGTCGTGTCTCTGCTGGCAATTTTACTCTCGGCAACGAGAATAGAAAAAGAAATTCAGCTATGGGAACAGCTTGACGGGAGGTAAGAGCAGTTGGATTGCATTAAGTTCACTGTTTATGGTGAGCCAGTCGCACAGGGGCGGCCGCGTGGATCAATACGAAATGGGAAGGTGCATATGCGAGATCCAGCGAAATCAAAGTATTTCAAGCAGTATGTAGCTTTGATTGCGTCTCAGCATCGACCAGAAAAAGTTATTACTGGTCCTGTCTCAATGGATGTCAAAGTGTACAGACCAATGCCGAAATCAGTTTCAAACTCAAAAAAGAAGAAAGAAAAAGCTGTAAAGGGTCTTCTGAGGCCGACCACAAAGCCCGACGTTGATAACTATGTAAAGGGCGTAAAAGACGCTCTGAACCATCTTATTTATAAAGATGATAGTCAGGTGGTTGACCTGACAGTCAGCAAGTTTTATAGCGAAGAGCCAAGGGTGGAGATCAAGATAAAAGAGGTTTTTGCCTAAAAATAAAAAAAACACCGAAGCGCTTAGCCTCAGTGTTCTTGATATGAACTGGTACTTCTATCATAGCACAGGGGGCGCTTTGAGTGTACAATCCAAGAGAAATAAACATCAAAAAAGACTTCACTATTCAGCAGAAAATTGACCCAGGAAAAGTTAAGATCATTGTTTTAGATGGGAATCAAGGTACTGCCCATGTCTTAGATGCTCCGGAGCACGGTAAAACTGTTATTCAAACTGTAAAGGGGAGCTTTGCGCGGGTTGATCATGAGATAGGTTATAAAGTCAAATAACATGGGCTTTCCCTTAGATAGATAAGTAATTTATGGGGAGTAGTAAGATCTATTTATAAATTAAGACTTTAATCCGTCGATATTAAAAAGAGGAGGTGCTAAATAATGATTCAAAAATCAAGTATGGAAACAGAAGCATATTTTTCAAAAGACCGTGAGTATAGATTTTTGCTAAAGAAGGAATGGTCAGAGAAGGAAATTGGATTAAGGAAAAGGAAAAAACAAGATGAAAATATAGTCTTTTTATTATTAAACCCGAATAAAGCTGATACTTTAACTATAGACAAAACAGTAATGAATGCTACAAATTATACGGTTGAAGAAGAATATGGTTCAATGACTATCTTAAACCTTTTTCCTTATATGAGTTTAAAACCAACAAAACTTGTTGAAAATTCAAAAAAATATATCGATTGCAATCGATTATTTATTGAAGAAGCATGTAGTGAAGCTGATTTGATCATTATAGGATGGGGACATAGAGGGGAATATAGGCGTGAAAAAAGAGAAGTTCAAAAGATTTTGAAGAAAATAAATAAAACTGATAAATTGAAATGTTTTAAAGATGACGAGAAAGAACCACCTTTACATCTTAGAAACTATAATTCGAAAAAATGGATTGCGGTTGAATACAAAATAGATGAAACTGAATAATATCTACAAGTCTGAATTGTTTCATGAAAAATAAGCTGTTTTTTAATTTAAAGAGGCGATTAAAATCAAAGAATCTGTGAATCAGCTATTGACTTCTATAGGGATTCCCAGTGTACTTGGTACACTAGGATATCTACTTCTACAAATAATAAAGTTATGGAATCCTGTTACTGTTTTTTCTTCAAGTGTGGTTGAGAGAAAATTTTATTCTAAAGAAAAGTTGTTAATTATAAGGTTTTCGACATATATCTTTTCTGTATTAGCATGGATGACTGGTTTTGTCTCAATGGCTCATCTTACATCAAAGTTTAAATGGGATAGCAAATTATTGTTGATTGAAATATGCGGCGGTATTCTAGTTATTATATTTTTCATCCTAAGTGTAAAAAATAAGAAGATAAAATCTAAAATATTGTTGGTTATTACTGTTTTCAGCTACATGGTTAGTTTTTTGATTTTTTACACTGGTCTAAATGGCTTGCTACTACCTTTCCAAAATGGTGATAGAAATGAAATCATGGCATTACTGTTAATCTCTTTCTTTTTTTCATGTTATATACCTATATTGTTTCAACCATTTAAAAAAATTTATGAGCCTTCTAAAAATGTTTACATAGAATATGAGGGAGATAAGTGGTATATATTACATGCAATAAATAAAGATTATCTTTTATTGGGAAATGAAAGTGATCACAAATCGTGCAGTACAACCATGATTAAGAAGAAAGAAAATTTATATGATAAACCTATCGAGATCGAAGTAGAAAAAAACAATACTTAGGTCCAAGACGGAAAGCCTGCGGACACTGAACTTACAGTATTATTTACGCTGTTTGTTTGGTGTCCGTTTTTTATTTGGAAAAGGAGGACTACTCATGGTTCGAAAAGACATTGTAAATCTAATCAATAGCTATCACTGGATGGTGAAAGAGGTTCAACGGTTGCAGAGGGTACTTTATGGTTCAATTATTCCCATGAGAAATTGGGGTGTTTCCCAATATGGATTAGAAGCTGCTATGCCAAAAGGAAGTCCTGGGAAAAGTCAGGCTGAGTTGCGACAAATGGATATGCGAGAGGAACGTCTTTTCAAACGTCTCAAGTATTATGAGGAACGAGTATATGCAGTTGAATTAGGCGCGGAAAAAATCAAAGGAGAGCAGCACAAAGTAATTTATGATTGCATGATGGAGGGGATGAGTTACCGTGCTATTGGCCTTCACCTTGGCATTTCACGGGAAACTGTACGCAAAATGAAAGACGAATTGATCAGCCAATTATGCCAAGATTGCCACTTTGAGCGTTTGTTGAATCTGAAAAAATCTGTAGTGTAAAATGGGAGGCAGGTCGGTGCGGCAGAAATTTTATTGAGCCACCTAAACCATATAGGACAAGATAATAAATCATTCGACAAATTCTGCAAAGCGTTCCATTGTTCTCTTTGTTCACCGATAATAAGGTGGGAGGGAGTAGAATTGGAACTTTTGTGGATAACAGATATACCAAAAGAAATGAGGCCTGCAGTTTTGACTGCTACAACAACACTAGTTGGAGCTTTTATAGGTGCCTGTGTAGCACAGTTTTTTTCTCATAGATTGGTTTTAAGAAGAGAAAAAAAGAACAATCAGAGGCTCTATTATAATGAACTTTATGCGCCTATTTTATTAAAAATGTATAAATACTGTGATTTCATTACTGAATTCAATAAAAGTATTTTAAAGGACGATCCTATAGATGAACAGTTATTGTTAAATGAGATAAATGATCATATCGGTGAGAAATTAAAATACGCATCTCCTAAAATAATTAATGCTTACAATGAACTAAAACGATTTGGTTATGTTGATGATTTATCAGGAATTAGTCTAGATTGTGCTCAATTTAATCTTTATGAAGAAATTTTAAATGAGTTAATAAAAATTGCTCCTTATGACCGTAAGTCTAAGAAAGAGATATCTAAGTATCGGACAATGTATTTTTTGCTTAAATTTATTACTAGACTATACGGACTTGAAAATGCAAAACGTTTTTTAGAATATAGATTTTATTTTAAGAAAAATAAACTTTATAGTAAGTTGACATATAGATATTTGTCTTTTCTCGATAATATAAGATCTGTTCCTTTTCTATATTCCATATTTGTTAAAAAAGATTATAGTATATATCTAGATGCCTTAGTGGTGAAAAGCGAGCGACCTTTTACAGCTTCGCTTTTCGCTGAACAAGAAGAAAATCAAAAAGATAACCAACAGAACGCACAGCATTGAATATTTAAGGGGAAACATCTTAATCTACGGGGTTATTTGTCACCTTATTACAATGAAATTTTTATTCGAATGATTCTGCAAAGTTTTTTGTCGAAACCTTTCAGCTTTATTAAGTTGGGAGATGAAGACATGAGGAATTGATTGGTTTTATCCCCAAAGGAACCCCTAGTTAAATTAGATTTTTTGAGTGGTACTGGAGTTTATAAAAGTTGTTTAATTTTTATGTGTTTAGTAACTGATATAGCTGAATAAAAGAGGGGTTAATGGAATGAATAAATTTGAGGAATTTAAAGAAGCAGGAAAAGAGTTGGATGATTTAACGGCAGAGGGATATTATGGTGATGATGTTAAAAAATTAACAGCAAATCGAGAAGAGATGGATTTAAACGAGTATCTTTATCAATCAGTGAAACTATGGATTGATGACAAAAATCTGTACGGTAAAGATCAAGTCAAAGAGTTTATTTCCTTATTTTTAGATTTGTATGCAAGTGCTTTAAAAGTGAGAACCCAAGAGGTTATTGATGTGTTAGCAGTATTTTGGAAAGGGACAAGTGAAAATCCTGGTTCGGAAGCTTTATCAGCATATGGCGAGTTTTCAAGAATATTTACTGAGGTTAAGAACAAAATTAAAAATGTGAAAGGGAGAGAAATGAAGTTACATGAGAAAAAGTCTTTTGCTGCCGATCTTATAAATACTTACTCTAAAGGGGTTGAGATGGTTGGTAAAATATTGAATCCTTGTTTGGCTCTTGCTGAAATAAGTAACAATAATCGATATGATTTGTTTAATATCTCCAAACTGACTATTTATAAAAAAACAGAAAAATTTAATAGTCTATCTAACAATAAATATACAAAGATAACTTCTTTTATTAATAGATATATTAGAAACTCAGACGCACATCTCAGTATCACGTTTAAACCTGAATTAAACAAATTTGCTTATAAAAGAACAGTGAAGGGCAAAACTGAAACGGAGTTTATTGGTATAGAAGAAGTTATCTTCAAGTTACTTCCTTCTGTTGGTTGGGTAGTACAAGCATTTATATATTCCTCTATCCTTCTAATATTCTTCTTTAATGATAAACAAAAATATCATCAATTAGCACTTGAAATAGAGAACGCATAATATAAACAACGTAAAACAAACACAAACTCAATTATGAGATCCGGGGGTGGGTGAGATGTAATGCCAAGACCACGAGATCCACGCAGAGACGAAGCTTTTCATTTGTGGGAAGAGAGCGGCGGGAGCAAGAAATTAAAAGACATTGCTGAGCAATTAAACGTAACAAGTAGCACTATTCGCAAATGGAAAGCAAACGATAAATGGGAAGAAAAAATAAAAGGGAGCGCTCCTAAATCGAAAGGGAGCGCTCTTTTACGTCGAGGCGCACCTAAAGGAAACAAAAACGCAATTGGAAATAAGGGAGGAAGGGCACCGCTTGGTAATAAAAATGCAATAGGGAATAAAGGCGGTGCTGCTCCACTAAGAAATCAAAACGCTGTGACTCATGGATTCTTCTCAAAGTTCCTGCCAGAAGAAACGCTATCGATCATGGAAGGGATACAGGAGCGCTCACCTGTCAATATGATATGGGATCAGATACAGATTCAATATGCCGCAATTATAAGGGCACAAAAAATCATGTTCGTTTCTGATAAGCAGGAAATGATTAAGGAACTGAAAAAGAAAAAGTCTGTCCTTTCTGAGACAAACGAAGTTGAAGAGGAAGAATACGAATTTCAATTTTCTTGGGATCGTCATGCCACATTCTTGAACGCGCAATCTCGGGCAATGGCAGAGCTCAGGAACCTAATAAAACAGTTTGATGAGTTAGCTCATTCCGAAGACGAACGACGCCTTAAATTGGAGCATATGTGCTTAAATATCAACAAGAAAAAATTAGAGATTGAAGAACTTACAGAAGAAGATAAACCTTTTGAGATCACCATTGTGAACAAAGGTGATGACAGTGATTAAACAAGTAAATCCCCATTTTAAAGAATTTCTTTTTGACTGGAATCAAAAGTTTCAGTTTCTCGTAGGTGGTTATGGATCATCCAAAAGCTATCATGTGGCACTCAAGATTGTTTTGAAATTGCTTATAGAAAAACGGACTGCTCTTGTTATCAGAGAAGTGTATGACACACATAGGGACTCCACATTTTCTCTTTTTGATGAAATTGTAAGTGATCTGAAATTGGACCATATCGTTAGGTGTGTATCTTCTCCTATGCAGATTCGATTTTCAAATGGCAGCCGCATCATCTTTAAAGGGATGGATAAGCCGGCCAAACTGAAATCAATCAATAATATTTCGCTCATTTGGATTGAGGAATGTTCCGAAGTGAAATATGAGGGCTTCAAGGAACTTCTAGGCCGTCTTCGCCACCCGACATTGCCGCTTCACATGATACTTTCAACAAATCCAGTTGGAGAGGACAATTGGACTTTTAAGCATTTTTTTAAAGACGATCGAGAGAAGCGGTTTGTACTGGATGATAAGGAGCTTTATGAAAAGCGGATAATCGTTAGCAACGACACATATTATCATCACTCAACGGCAGATGATAATCTTTTTCTGCCAGAAAGCTATGTCCAGCAACTTGAAGAATTGAAGGAATATGACCCAGACCTTTACCGAATTGCGCGGAAAGGTCATTTTGGCGTGAATGGAATTAGGGTACTACCACAATTCGAAGAGCGACCGCATGAAGAGGTTTTGAAGGCAATCGCTGATATTAATCGCCCTCTTAAACGAGTTGGCATGGACTTTGGTATTGTGGAATCCTATAACGCCGTTGTTAGGGTTGCTGTGGATCATGAAAAGAAATATCTCTATATCTACTGGGAGTATTACAAAAATGGACTGACGGATGATAAGACTGCCGAAGAACTCAAGGAATTTGCAGAGACTAAGGAATTAATCAAGGCGGATTCAGCAGAGCCCAAAACAATACGTTATTTCAGCAACACGGTTTCAATATGGTAGGTGCCCGAAAGTATCAAGGATCACGTCTCCAATACACAAAGAAGATCAAACGGTTCAAGAAGATCATTTGCTCTGATCGTTGCGAGAACACGATTTATGAACTAAAACCGTTCACTTATGCTACTGATAAGCTGGGGAACATTATAGAAGACGAGTTCACCATAGACCCGCATACACTATCAGCTATCTGGTACGCTCTCGATGATTATGAGGTAACCGATTTGAAAGAAGAATCTAAAGGAAGACCTCAAAGATCAAGACCAGGAAGGAGGTAAAGCATGTCAAAACAATCTGTTAAAGCGCGAGTAATCAAAGCTTCTCCACCTACTGAATCAACGAAACAAATTTATGAAGATGAATTTGCTGACAGCTATGACAGCAATATTTTGCCTCCTCCGTATAACCTAAAGGAATTAAAAATGATTGCTGAGTATTCAACCATCCTACAGCAATGTGTTGATGCCTACAGGACAAATATTGTGGGCTTTGGATTTGATTTTGAGTACTCATTTGATGTGAATTCGCCAGATGTGACAAATAAAGAAAAAACAGAGGCTGAAAATGAATGGACAAAGCTTGAAGAGTTCGTTAAATATCTCCATTTCGATGAGTCAGCTGAGACTTTACTGGGTTTTGTTATTGAAGACCGAGAAAAGACTGGTAATGGATTTATTGAGGTTATCCGAAACGGTGAAAATAAGCCAGCCGGCATTGAATACATGGACGTTCAAAATGTTCGAGTTTGCAAACTGTCTGAGCCAATCGAAGTTGATTTTACATACTTCGAACATGGACAAATGAAATCAATCAAAAGAGAGAAACGATTCAGAAAGTATGTTCAGATGATTGACGGGCGAATGGTTTACTTTAAGGAATATGGTGATCCGCGAGTCTTAAATTTAGAGACTGGCCAATATGATGAACAAACACCATTCGAAAAACGAGCAAATGAAGTGGTTCATTTCAAGATAGGAAGCGGTACTTATGGGAAACCGCGATGGATTGGCCATATTGTTAATCTGTACGGTGCTCGAAAAGCTGAAGAGCTGAACTTCATGTATTTCAAACAAGGAAGACATATTCCCGCTGCCATCACAATAGAAAATGGAATGTTGTCTGAGGACTCATATACACAATTGCAGGATTACATGCATGAACTTGAAGGAGTGGAGAACGCTCATAAGTTTCTTTTACTTGAAGCGGAAGGGATAGCGAAGGGCAAAAACATTCATGGCGATGAAGAGATTGCTCCAGTGAAAGTCGATATTAAATCACTTGCTGAAATCCTTCAAGAGGATGCCTTGTTTCTTGAATATGACCAAAAGAGCCGAGACAAAATTAGATCGGCTTTTCGTTTGCCTCCACTTTATACAGGTGAAGCTCAAGATTACAACAGAGCGACAGCTGACACAGCAAGAAAGATTACTGAGGAACAAGTCTTTCAGCCTGAACGAAAGTTAATCACAGGTAAACTGAACGCTTTATTTCTAAATGATCTTGAGATTCATAAGGTTCGTCTTCAGCTAAAGGGACCTGACTTTAGAGATCCTTTAGAAATTGCTAAGGTTCTTACACCGTTTATAACAGCTGGTGCAGTTTCTCCGAATGATCTACGTGATTTAGCTGGGAGAGTTCTTGGTAAGACGCTTGAGGAATGGCCTGAAGAAGAATACAACAGGCCGCTTGGTAAGACTAACGAGTCGTCCGCTTCCGATCCTTTGACTGCGCTGTTTAAATCTAAGAACGGTACTCCTGATATGATCGGGTTATTAAAAGATATGCGGGATGTTCTGGAGGATTTGAAGAGATGAACAAAACGGATAAGCTATTGGACAGTCTGAACGCATTTATTCAAAAAGCCAAGGAAAATCAGTATAAACAATTGGGGGAGATGGTACCTGACTTTCCTGGCAAATCTAGTATACCCAAGTATGTGGAGGAATATGAAAAAGGCATCGCTAGATTACTCAGGCGCCAGCGTAAGAAGTTTTTAGATGGTCTTAAAGGTTTTGTAAGCAAAGACTCAAAAGAGACGTTAGAAGCCCTTTTAGTGTTTTTTACTCAGAACCTTTTTGCGGAGGATGATTTCGAGGAAGATTTTCAGGAACTGACCGAGGGGTTCTTGCAGCAGACTATTGAAGAGCTGGCCGTAGTCATCATGGACTCTATAGATCCAGAAGTTCCTTTTAAAGTCTTATCTACCCGTACAGTAAATTGGATTAAGGATTGGTCAAAGAAACTGGCTGAGATCATGAAGTTAAACACTCATGAAGCGGTGGAAAACATTCTGACAGATGCCATCGAGAACGGTTCATCGATTCAGGACATTGAGTTGACGCTCAAAGATACGCCGCAATTTGATAGGAATCGAGCCCGGACAACGGCCATAACTGAAGTGCTTGCCGCTTCCTCTGCTGCTCAGCATGAAACATATGCACAATCGCCGGCAGTAAGGAAAAAGAAATGGCGGCACAGCGGAGCGAAAAAGAACAACCCGCGTGAGAATCACATTGATCCTGATGGCACAGTGATTGGCGTGGATGAAGAATTTCAGATACCAGGTAGTGGCGAGACCTGCTTGTTTCCACGAGATCCTAAACTTTCAGCAGGTGAGCGGGTTCATTGCCATTGTGTTCTGTCACCTGTGGTAGATAACGAGATTTTAGGATTGTCAGCTGAGGAAAAAGAAAAGATTAGAAGAGAAGCCTTAGCAAACATGGAATAAAATAGTATAATTCCCTCATTACTTTAAGAAATGAGGGAAAGAGATGAATTTGTTCGAATTTTTATCTTCATTAGCATGGCCTGTAGTTGTTTTTATAGCAATTTTAAAGCTACAGAATCCTTTATCTAACTTAATTAGTACACTGGCTAAAATTAAGTATAAAGATTGGGAATTTGAATTTCTATTGGATAGGAAAATAGGTGAAATTGAGAAAGTTGTAGATTCTAATATCGCAGTAACAGAAAAAAAGATATCTATTCCTGTAGTTAATAACAAAGTAAAGCAAAGAGAGAAAAAATGGTTTAATTTTATGACACGAAAAGATCGATATATTTCTATATACAAATGTGAAGAAGAACTGTTTTCTGCTGTGTACAAATTATACAAAATGGCGAATATAGATGAAACGAATGATAATCTTAATGAGGATCTTAATATACAACATATGATTAATAACCTGATTAGTAAGGAATTTATTTCAAAAGATTTAGGGCAAGCTATATTAAATGCCCATAGCATACTCCCTACTTTATCTATTGCAAATGAAGTTCCTGGCTTTTTACTGAACAAATATCTTGAGAATTTTAAGGGGATTATATCTATATTAGAAAATAAAATTGCAGGATTAGAAGCAAAAGAGTCTTCTTAATAATAGATGCTTTTTGAAAGGAGGTGAATAATGCAATGCCTCGAGAATTACTAAACGCAAAAATCACACATGTATCTTATGTAGACAAGGCTGCTAATCAAAAGCAGTTCTTTTTTATGAAATCAGAAAAACAGCCGGACTTTCAAAAGGAAGTCAAGGTCATCGTGAAAGAAGCGGACGAGCAAAAACTTGTGTACGGTATCGTATATGAGCCTGATACAGTAGACGCTCACGGGGATTTCATGACAGCTGCAGAAATTGAGAAGGCAGCTCATGGATTCCTGAAAGATGCCCGTGAAATTGATAAGCAGCATGACTTTCAGGGCGGTGTTGGTGAGGTGGTAGAGTCCTATGTCGCACCTGTTGACTTTGAAATGAATGGGGAAACCATCAAAAAGGGTTCATGGGTACTTGTCACAAAGGCTTCCGAAGAAGTTTGGGAGCAAATCAAAAAAGGTGAAATTACCGGTTATTCAATGGCAGGGACTGCTGAGACAATTGAAAAACAAGAAGAAAAGCCCGTTTCTCAAGTGAAAACAGATGAGAAAGGGCTTTTTAATTTGCTCAAAAACTTTTTTACGGGTAAGCAACAGCAATCGTATGAAGAGCCGGTTGAAAAGGCGGGCAGAAAGTTTTCTGCTTCAAACCTGCAAGAAATTAAGAATGCTCATGCAGCCCTTGATAACTTGCTGAGTCAGGTTGAGACAGAAGAGGAGGAAAAAGAAATGACTTCGGAGGAAGTAACAAAATCAATTCAAGCCGCTTTAGAGCCGATTGAGAAGCGGCTGGCAGATCTAGAAAAAGAAGAAGATCCTAAAAAGAAAGATAAAGAAAAAACAGACGAAGAGGTTGAAAAAGAGGGCGAGAAGTTGAAAAAGGCAATATCAGAAGCTGTTCAACCGCTCGTTGATCGAATTGAAGCAATCGAAAAAAAACGTGGAACATCTAAGCAAACCGAAGAATCGGGTTCTGAACAAGTTCAAAAATCAATCTGGTCAGGGTTGTTTTAATGGATAAGGAGGATACGAATGAGAAATCAAGAGGTTATTAATAAAGCAGAAATGACGCTTTCTACTTTAGAGAGCGGCGGGATTATGAACCCTACTCAAGCTTCAACTTTTATTCGAATGGTTCAAGATACGCCAACTATTTTAAGAGATGCGCGTGTTATTCAAATGGACCATGACACACAGAAAATCGAGAAGATCGGTTTTGGTCAGCGTATTTTAAGGGCAGCCCAAGAAGGAGTTGCGTTAACTAAAGATCAAAAATCAGTTCCATCAACTAGCACAGTTAACTTAAGCACAAAAGAAGTTATTGCTGAAGTTAACATCACTTATGACACACTTGAAAACAACATCGAAAAAGATGGCCTTCAAAATACAATCATGCAAATGATAGCTGAACGTGCTGCGGTTGATATTGAAGAGTTGCTTGTAAATGGGGATACATCTTCGTCCGACTCATATCTTGCACAATTAGATGGCATCAGAAAACAAGCTACATCTCATATTGTCGATGCTGCAGGTGAGGAACTGACACGCCAAACATTTAAACGAGGATACAAAGCTGTACCTCCTAAATATTTGCGAATTCCGCAGGAGTTCCGTTTCTATACATCGCCTGGTATTGAAGTTGAATGGAAAGATCGTGTAGCGGATCGTCAAACGAACTTAGGGGATGCAGCTGTTCAAGGTGGTCTTTCTTCTGCGTTTGGTGTTCCGGTCAAAGGTATTGCAAATTTACAGCCTTATACGATTGGAGAGGGAGATACTGTAGCCGATGTTTCTGATATCATCCTAACTCATCCGAAGAATATTATTCTCGGATTCTCTCGTAACATTCGAATTGAAGTAGATAAGGACATTCGTCGCCGTATGTTTATCATTGTTTTGACAGCGAAATTGGATAGTGTTTTTGAAGAAGAGGACGCCGTAGCCAAGATCGTGAAAGTGAAGGAGTAGGTGGTCTGGCGTGTATACTGCAAAGCTTATTAAAGGCAAAACGTACAATGTTATGGGAATAACCTTTCGAGCAGGTGTCAGTCAAACAGTATCGAAAAAGCTCTATGAGTATTTAAATGAAAATCCATATTTTGTGCTGGGTAAAGATCTTAAGAATCAAAAGGATGATCCGATAAATTATACTGAATCGGAATTGAAAGGTATGAATAAAGCAGAGCATGAATCCATTATTTCTAATCTTGGTGGCAATCCGTCTGACTTCAAAAACGCAGATGAAAGAATTGCCTACATCCTTAAGCAAATAGATAACAAAGGGGAGTGACCTCATGCTGTTAATCACTCCCGATGAATTAAAGAGTTATTCGGTTTTTGAGTCTGTAAAGACCAGACCTGACGAGTTGTTAAAACAGGATATACTTGAAGCAACTGCCGATATCATTCTTAAAGTTGGACATGATTTTTCAGATGCAGAGTATATTCCTTTGCCTGAAACGGTTCGACTGGCCCTATTAAAGTTGTCTCAGTTTTATGCTCTTATAAATGGCGACGAGTCAATTATTAAAGGATATACAACTGAAAAAATTGGTGACTATTCTTATACTCTAGGGGATGGCAGTTCTCTTCAAAAACCTGATGTGTATGCATTAATAAAAGATTATGTGAAACCGGCTGACCCTGATTTAGAAGGGATTGAAGCGAAAGTGCGGATGAGATCAATATGAGTTATCGGTCTTTACTGACTCACAGATGCGACATTTACCATCTACAGGAGAAAAAAGAAAATAGAAAGCAAAAATTCGGGGTGCCGGTTGAAGATGTTCAACCGGTTTTTTCGTACCCTGATGAGCCAGACATAGAAAATCAGCCGTGTTATTTTACAGAAAAGAGTCAGTCCATTATCCAACAGGAGCCAAATGTAGCTGTTTATCAATCGTTCCTTGTGCATTTCCCTGCTAATGCTGATATTCGAGTAAATGACAGGGTGGTTTGGGATGGTACTGCTTATAAATTACAGAAGCCCCGCAAAGTCAGGAATCATCATTGGGAAGTTACGGCAGTACGGGAGGTTGAATATTTGTGAAGATCAAAGGTCTTGATCAGTTCATTCAATCATTAAACCGTGCTTCTCGTGGAGGATTGAAAGGGAAATACGAGGAGTGGCTTGAAGCTATGGGTTTTGAGTTCCTAGACATTATCCAAGATGAAATTATCAGGACAAAGACCGTAGACACACGCCGCTTGCTTAATTCCTTTCAGAGAGGTGACCAGGATAATATCTTTTCAATGACAAAAGGCAGCTTAAAGTTGGATGTTGGTACAAATCTGGAATACGCCTCATACGTCAATGACGGGCACTTTACTATCGATCCGTCTAAAAATCAGGATAGACGGTGGGTCCCGGGGCGTTGGAAAGGCGACCGTTTCGAATATGACCCTGCCGAAAGAAATTCCGGTATGCTGCTGAAGTTCCAATGGATAGACGGTTCTGGGTTTTGGGATAACGCCATGGCTATATTTCAGTTGATGTTTGAGAGAAGCCTTGAGCGGAAACTGCAGCAATGGATTGATGAAGAATTTTAAGGCGGTGTTGCCATGAATCAAGAAGTAGGTTCAATTATGGGCTATCTATACAAACTGTATCCTGTTCAAGTGTATGAAGAAGAAATACCGCAGGACTTTGCTGTTCCGTCTCTTTACTTTCCACCCGCTTCCACAGTCGATGGGGTGGACACAGTATCCACGTTTCAGAAATTTTATGTTTTAAACGTGAAACTCTTTCACGAGAACGCACAGAAAGCCCATAACGAAGCGGAAAGAATTGCGGATACACTTAGAAGCAATAGAGGCATAATTCCGCTCATGCAGGAATCTGGCGAGGATACGGGGGATTTTATTCGGCTATCTCGAATAGAAACGCGGGTATCAGACGATTACGCGACCATTGTCTTAAACTGGACGAGCCGCTATTGGTATGAGCGGGAAGAACAGCGTTCATTGGATGGTTTTAAATTTAAAAGTGGGGTGAAATGATGGCCACTAAAAAAGAGAAAGCAGAAAAAGCAGAAAAAGCAGAAAAAGCAGAAAAAGCTTTTTATATTAAGGATTTGCGAGAGCACAGTCGAGAGCTCTTTGGGGTAAAACCCGAGGTGTTTGACGGTGCTCTTTTTCATGTTCATAAAATGAGAATTACAAAATCGGAAGCGAAGAAGTTGATTTCTCAGTTTCTTCAAAAGGAGGTCAAATAGATGAACGGCGGAACTTTCACACCTGGCAAGGAAAAAGAGCGTGCCGGTATTTACTTTAACTTCAAAACGACCGCGGAGAACCGTGTTTCTGCCGGAGAACGTGGAACAGTTGCGCTGCCGATAGCGTCCAGCTGGGGTGAGGTTAAGAAATTCATTTCTATCTCTTCAATCGAGGACTTGAATAAAAAAGTGGGGTTGAACATTGATGATCCTTCGCTGTTGCTTTTACGTGAGGCAATGAAAAAGGCAAATACAGTCCTGCTTTATCGTTTGACGGAAGGTCTTCGTGCTTCAGCAGACATTAGCGAAGGTGTAAAGGCTACTGCTCTTTATGGCGGTACTAAAGGAAATGACATCATTATCAGCATTACAGAAAACGTTATTGACTCTTCAAAAGTGGATGTCACTACCTACCTTGATCAGTCAGAAGTTGATAAACAAACAGTGTCTAAAGCTGAAGAACTTAAACAAAATAACTATGTCACGTTTACAGGGAAAGGGGATTTAACAGTCACTATTCCGTTAACTGGTACGGCCCCTGAAGACGTCAGCGGTGCTCTTCCGGCAACTTCCGGAATCCGCTTGTCAGGTGGAACAGACAAAACACCGACCAATGCTGATTATACAGCTTTCTTGGAAGCGGCTGAAACGGAATACTTTGACACAATCGCTTTACCTGTAGAGGATAACGAGCAATTAAAAGCAACGTTTGTTGCGTTTATCAAACGGCTGAGAGACAACCAAGGGCAAAAGGTTCAAGGTGTTCTATCAAATTATAAGGGAGACCATGAGGGTATTATCAATGTAACTGGTGGTGTCCTACTTGAAGATGGAACGGAAATCACTCCTGAAAAAGCTACTGCTTGGGTTGCCGGGGCAAGTGCGGGGGCTACATTTAATCAATCACTTACATTTGTAGAATATGAGGGAGCTGTAGATGTCCTTAACCGAATTGACAACGACGAAATCGTTGAACGATTGTCAAATGGGGAATTCCTGTTTACTTATGATTCACGTGATAAGTCAGTATCAGTTGAAAAGGACATTAACTCACTCACAAGCCTAACAGCAGAGAAAAATAAGATGTTCCAGAAAAACAAAATTGTCCGTGTACTTGATGCAATCAATAATGACCTGACATCTCAATTGAAAGCATTGATCAAGTCTCGCAAAGCGAGCGGCAGTGATGTTCCCGCTACAAATGACGGACTGCAGTTTGTAAAAACGCTAATTACTCAATACTTGAGTGTTCTTCAAGATAACGGGGGCATTACTGATTTTGATTCAGAGAATGACATTACAATTGCTCTGAATAATGATCGTGACGGCTTCCTGATTGATCTTGCAGTTCAACCGGTGGATGCAGCTGAAAAATTCTACTTTAATGTTGAGGTGAAATAAGAATGGCATTAAAAGCGCAAAATACCATCTCGGGTAAAGAGGGCAGGCTGTTTCTTGATGGAGAAGAAATGGCTCATATCAAAACGTTTGAAGCCAATGTGGAGAAAAATAAATCCGAGGTAAATATCATGGGCCGTAGGATGACGGGGCACAAAACGACTGGAGCAAATGGAACGGGAACAGCCACTTTTTATAAAGTGACATCTCAATTTGTTCTTATTATGATGGACTATGTGAAAAAGGGAAGCGATCCTTACTTCACTTTACAAGCTGTACTGGATGACGCCTCTTCAGGACGTGGCACTGAGCGTGTCACCTTGTATGATGTGAACTTCGACTCTGCGAAAATCGCCGGGCTGGATGTTGATTCTGAAGCATTGGAAGAAGAAGTGCCGTTTACCTTTGAGGATTTTGATGTGCCTGAACAGTTAAAATCCACATTCTAATCACTTTCACGAAAAATCGTGAAACCATCCCGAGATATTCACGAAAAATCGCCGAACTTTAACGAAGAAATTCACGAAAAATCGTGAACTCTCACGAGATATTCACGAAAAAATGTGGTAAGATTACTTTAGAAGTAATCCAACTGAACAAGTTTCAAATAGAAACATGTATTTCTTTCAAAAGAAATGCATAAAATAAAAAAATACCGGAGTGCGGCAACACCCCGGCCTGTACAAATGCTGGCTCCTCATTGGAGCGCTGGCTATGAAGGTACGTATGGACCTACCCTAGAAGTTTCTCAGGCCTCAAAGGGTGGTCTATTTCTTTTTGTCTATATACGTCAACAAGGCGAGAATAAACATTCCCGTTCCAAGCATTAAACTAAGCGCTTGAAATGTCGACATAGGCGTCACCCCCTTTCAGGGGATTTAGCCAGCAGACCACCTTTGAGTTAGCCGTGCAAATGTACAGGAATAATTATACACTAGACAACCATTTTTGTGGTTGTCTTTTTTGTTAGCATGAGCAGTGATAGCAACACCAAACAATGGAAATAATTGTGTGATGTATTTTTTGTAATGCATTTCAATTCTCTTGAAAAATTTTAGAGGAAACACCTATAATCTAGGGAAAACTAGTAGAATCTAAGAAAATCTAAAACATTACCACTTGATAACGCTGTGGTAAAGTGGTTAAAATAGTATTATCAATACTATTGCAAAGGTATTCATGAATACCGGTGTAATGCATTTCATTCTTGGTTTTCGTGTATTTCTTTCGCAAGAAATGCATGAAATAAAAAAGTTAGAGTGCTGCAACACTCTAACTTTAGAAGCTACCTAGCCAAATTTCACTTAGACACTTCGGTGTCTTTTTTTCTATGAGTCAGTATGAACGTAACTAGGGTTAAGACCCAGATCATGATGTTGCCTATTAACCCAGCAAAGTTTATCATGACCATTAGTACTTCATATGTCGTCATTTTTATCACCTCCCCTTAACATTTAAGGGCAAACAAACCTGTGGGAGGCGGTAGCTTCAAAAATCTATTATACATGAATTATATGGAAAGCACATTCAAAAAGTATGAATGTGCTTTTTTTATTGTCCAAAACTAAAATAAAGGAGTTAATAAAAAATGAGCAAAAAAACATACGATCTTTCATTCTTTATGCCAGGACAAACAATTGAATCTGAAGAAGTAGAAGTGCCTATTTCAAAGCGATTTGTGGACAAGCAAGGAAAGGTGATTCCGTTTGTATTCAAAGCTATTACTACAGAACGCATTGACGAATTGGAGAAAGAAAACACCACTTACAAAAATGTAAAAGGCCGTGGTCGCGTAAAGGAGTTGGACAGCCAACGCTTTTACGCTCGTATTGCGGTTGAAACGACTGTTTATCCGAACTTTAAAGCTAAGGAACTACGTGAGGCTTACAAAACAGAAGATCCAGTGGAAGTTGCAAAACGTGTTCTTTCAGTCGGTGGTGAGTATGCGAACTGGCTGAACAAAGCAATTGAGATCAACGGCTTCGATGATGATCTCGAAGATCTTGAAGAAGCAGCAAAAAACTAGTGAAGGACGGGGATAAAGAAGCTGTATATCTTTACTATGCTATGCATGAGCTCAAATACGCCCCGTCAGAATTAAGAGAACTATATGAGGCACCGCGACAATTCAAGGCACTCTTATATGGGTTAATCGGTTATAAGCTTGAGCTGTTAGAAAAAGAAGCGAAGAAGGGAGGTAATTAACTATGGCTAAACTAACAGCCACGTTTGAATTACATGATAAGATTTCTCGCAAGCTTCGGATGATACAAGGCAATGCTGAAAGACTTAAGAGGGCCGTTAATGGCCCTCTTATTTTTGATGCTGAAGATCGGACTGAGAGAGTTATGCGGAGAATTGACCGATCAGCCAACCGTTTGACCGGTCGGGCTCGATCGCTTGAAGTGGATTTAGATGATCGAGCTTCGAATGGCTTACATTCTATACGTCAGCAAGCTGAGGATCTTACCGAGGGTAGCCATGAGGTGACAGTTTCCGTAAATGATCAAGCTACACCACGTTTTCGCTTAATCCGTGGAGGTCTCTCTGATTTGAATCGCTCGCACGCTGAGCCAACTGTTTCAGTTCATGATCATGCTTCAAACCAATTAGATGAGATTCGCCGTCATGTGTCCGATGTAGATAGCGAACATGCTGAGCCAACCGTCTCTATTAAGGACAGAGCTTCAGCTGCTCTGGATGCAATTGAAGCGAAAATAGACAGCTTGAAGGATGCTGCCATTACTCTGGCAGTGGCAGGTGGTTTTTCTGCAGGTTCAATTATGGGTTCTGGTAAAAGTACAATGTCTCAGGATGCCTATGTGTCAGCAACTTCAAACGTTAATAAGAAAGATGTTGCAAGAATGACGGATCAGATCTATTTCAACAATAAAGTGGGCAGTTCTCGGGAAGAAGTCAGTTTATCTTTGAGAAACTTATCGCAACAGACAGGGGCGTCTAAAAAAGCTCTTGCTGAATTGACTGAGTCGTCAAGTAAGATTGCCCAGCTCATGAATGCTGATCAGGCAGAGGTAGATCGAGCTTTCAGTTCAATGTATAACAACTTGAAATTGTCCGGGAAACAAAGCGGAGACTTAATTGCTTATGTATATCGGAATGCAGGTGACCAGGCTGATGATTTATTATACACAATGAATGAATACAGTTCCACTTTTAAAGACTTGAAACTCACAGGCGGGCAGATTGCAAACGCCATGATAAAAGGAACAAAGGGTGGCGCCAGAAACTTCGATAACCTAGCCGATAGTATGCGTGAATTTAACATCCGCCGAACCGAAATGTCTGATAGCCAAGTGGACGCATTTAAAACGCTGTTCGGAGCCAAGGAAACTAAGAAAATGTTCAAGGGCTTCAAAGATGGTTCAATAAGCGGAGAGGAAAGTTTATTTAGGGTGGCAAAAGCACTTTCTAAAGTGAAAGACAAAACAAAGCGGGCTGCTATTGCGACTGAGCTTATTGGAACACAATATGAAGACCTCAAGCAACCGATTTTAGATATGGCTGAGGGTATTGGTACAAGTGCCAAAACAAGCGGTGAATTGGAACGCAGCTTTACGAAACTTCGGGATAATAACCCGATGACACCAGTTAATGATGCAATGAGAGATTTTGAAAGCATATCTAAGGATATGGGAACATCTCTGCTAACTGGATTAGGACCGGCCTTTGATAAAATCAGCTCCTTCATTAACAGTAAAGAAGGTCAGGAAAAACTTAAAGAGATCAAAAAAGATATTGCCGATCTTGATGAGGAGATAGGTGATAAGTTAAACGTCGCCATTGAGTGGAGCGTCAACCATTGGGATGATTTGAAAACAGCGATTAAAGTTGTGATCCCTTCTTTAATTGGGTTGATTGGTTATTTGAAAATACTACGTCCGCTGTTAAAAGGCATAGGTACTGTCGGGAGTGATGCAGCAGGCGTGATCCGAAAGTTAATTCCAAAACGTACTCCTGAAGCTGGCGCTAATACGCGAAGTGAAAGGAGGAACAGAAACAGTAATCGTAATGCCAGCACAAGGGGCAGAGAATCCAAAACTGCCACAGGTCCAACGAGTTTACCTCGAAGCGGCAGCTTAACATGTTGCTGTTGTAGCGATGGAGGTAAAAATGATCGCATTCGTAGAAGACGAGGGAAAAGAGTTTTAGGTCGACGCGGTAATCCAAACCGAATGAACCCTTCTGACAGTTCAATTGTTGTGTCATCTGAACGGTTGGAGAGAAGGCGTTCCGGTAGAACTGTAGGTACTAATCCAACCAGAGGATCAAGACCAGCAATAACCACTACGAGATCGGAGCTATACTCAGCTGGTAGAGCTGCAGGCGGTACATCGAAGTTCGGGAAAGTCTTAAGTCCTCTGAAAAGTGTTGGGAAGTTTGCAAAGGGAGTCCCTCTATTAGGAACAGCGTTAGCGGCAACAGATTTACTTGAGATGAATAAAGACAATGTTGGTGAAAAAATTGGATCAGCTGGCGGTGGTCTTGCTGGAGCTGCTACAGGAGCAGCTATTGGCAGCGTTATTCCTGGAGTGGGAACAGCCATTGGTGGAATAGTTGGTGGTATAGCGGGCACCATGGGTGGTTCAAGTTTAGGTAAAGCGTTTGATGGTTCAGAAGTAAAAAAGAAACTAGACAGTACATTATTTGATCAAAAATGGTGGTCTGAAAAATGGTCCGGCATTAAGAGTAATGCGAAGACTTCTCTCAATGGGTTAAGTGATACATGGTCTAATGTAAAAGAAAAGTTGAAGTCTACTTTATTTAATAGTGAATGGTGGTCTGAGAAGTGGTCTGGCGTTAAAAGCTGGGCACAGGACAAATGGAATAGTGCATCATCTGTTTGGGAGTCCGTAAAGGGAAAAATAAAATCCACTTTGTTTAGTGAGAAGTGGTGGTCAGGAAAATGGGAAGGCGTAAAAAGTTGGGCTCAAAGTAAATGGGACAGCGCGTCTTCTGTTTGGCAATCTGTTAAAGGAAAGCTGAAATCCACTATATTTAGCGAGAAATGGTGGTCAGGAAAATGGGAAAGTGTAAAGAGCTGGTCAAAAAATAAATGGGACAATGCTAAATCAATATGGAAAAGTGTTAAGTGTTCCATCTCAGAAACCCTTTTTAGTAAGAAGTGGTGGTCTGAAAAGTGGCAAAGTGTAAAGGAATTGGGAAGCAGTATTTTGGGCGGAGTAAAAGAAGTCGGTGGGAAAGTAGCTTCAAGGGCGAAAAAAACTGCTGGTAAAGCGTGGGGATATGTGAAGAGTGGCGTAAATTATTTATTTGGTACGGGAAAAGAAAAGCCAAAGAAAAATGCTACTGGTGGTTACATTACGAAGCCAACAATATCTTGGATTGGTGAAGCAGGTAAAGAGTTTGTTATTCCTGTTGAGAATAATAAAGGTCGCGGCAAAATGCTCCTTTCTCAAGCTGCTTCGAAATTAGGGATGAGTGTTGTTGATGATATAGCATCTGCTTCATCTGCAGGAGGTGAACCAGCAACTTCCCCGCTAGTCCGTAGTGCGGCGGTGACTGCTTCTGTATCTCCTATTATTGACACATCCAGTCTTGATGAACAAGCAACATCATTTGGTCAACAGTTCACGAAGAGCTTTGATCAAGGAATTAGAGATAATGTTGTTTCTATGGAAGCATGGAAACAGAAAAACGTTGGACAGCCAATGAACAATTTAATCTCTTATTCTCCGAATTACGGAAAGCAAATGGTCAATGGTTATGCTAAAGGTCAAAACAGTACTTCAACCGGTACAGATGGCTTCTTGCAGACGAAGGTTAAAACACCATTCCAGAACACCGTAAATAAATCCTCTTCATGGGGAAGTGGAACGGTCAAAGGTTTTGCTTCAGGACAAAATAGTTCACAAACTGGTACTGATCAATACGTCAGCACTCATATTAACAAGCCGTTTATCCGATCTAAAGAATCATCAAACGGATGGGGAAGCAGTATGATCGGGAATTTTGTTTCAGGCATGACTTCTAAGGCAAGTGAAGTCCATGAAGCTGCCGAGGAACTGGCGAAAAAAGTTGAGAAGGCATTTCGTGAAGAGCTTGATATTCACTCACCTTCCCGTGTCATGATGAGTCTCGGTCGCTTTGCCTCTATAGGTATTGTAAAAGGTCTGGATTCAGTTGATGTGAAAAAGTTTGCTGAAAAACAAGCAGGCTCACTAGCTGCTGCTTATTCCGGAATGGGAGCAGTAAGCGGAAATGTGAAGCAATGGCTTATGGCTGCTATCATGGCTACAAAGACGCCGGTGAGCTGGCTCCCAGGGCTGATGACAATTGCTCAGCATGAGTCAGGCGGTAATCCGAAGGCAATCAACTTATGGGATAGTAATGCGAAAGCAGGACATCCATCTCAGGGGCTCATGCAGACAATCCCAAGTACCTTCAACGCACACAAATTGCCAGGCATGAATAACATTCTTAACCCGATTCACAACGCTGCTGCTGCGATTGGCTATATCAAAAGCAGATATGAATCAATTAATAATGTACCAGGCATTAGAAGCATGAGGCACGGAGGTCCATATGTTGGCTACGCTAACGGCGGACTTATTACCAAAGAGCAGATTGCACGTGTCGGTGAAGGAAACAAACGGGAATGGATCATTCCGGAGGAGCGAGGCATCCGTGGACGTTATTTATTAGCCCAAGCAGCTAAGGCACTCGGAATGGAAGTCACAGACCCATCTCAAAAAGGCCAAACTGAACTATCTTCCGGTCAGGTAACAGCAGCCACAACAGGCAGTCAGCAAACAACTGTTACAGCAACAGGAGGTAAAGAGGTTACTATTCAGTTTAATGGCGATCAGCATTTTCACAATGATCAAGACATGAACAGTCTTATAGCTAGGATTAAACAGGCCCTTATTGATGAGCTTGAACAGGATATTAACATTGGAACGAAGGGAGTCGTTGCTTTTGACTAAATCCATATATGAATTCTGGATTTCACAAGGAAAGGATAAGCTGCGGCTTCCTGTCCTTCCTGAACAAATTGATATTTCAAACACAATTCAAAATGAATCAGTAAAAGTGGCCAGTTTTGGAGAGATCACTTTTATTGATAAACCGGGAGCGAAAGAAATTTCGTTCTCTTCTTTTTTTCCAAAGAAACACAGCCCGCTTGCTGAGTATAAGGGATTTCCTTCTCCTGAAAATGCTATTGCAAAGATCGAGAAATGGGTGAAATCTAAAAAGCCGGTTCAATTCTTAATTACTGGAACGAAAGTTAATTTAACTTGCAGTATCGAGGTTTTTTCTTATAGCGAGGGCCAAAAAGATATAGGTGATCGTGATTATGAAATAAAGCTGAAGGAATACAAAACTGCTTCGCCGCGGAAGATCAAGCAGAAGAAAAAGACGAAGAAGAAACGGCCATCTAAATCAGCTCCTAAAACATACACCGTTAAGAAAGGAGATACACTGTGGGACCTTGCCGGCAAATTTTATGGAGACAGTACAAAATGGCGCAAGATCTGGAACGTCAATAAAAAGGCTATGATCAAACGAAGCAAACGGAATATCAGGCAGCCAGGACACTGGATCTTTCCTGGACAAAAATTAAAGATACCGCAGTAAGCAGGTGATGACATGATAGAACTTTTCGTCATTAAAGAAACGGAATGGCTTGAGCTGGTAACTGAAAGTGTTTCTCTTGAGGGACAACGGTATCAAGCGCCGCGATCAATCACAGCAAAGATCATAACGAAACAAGGAACCCATTCATATTACAGCGTATCAGAAGGGGATACGGTTCTGTTTAAGTGGAAAGGGAAAGAGCTGTTTCGAGGTATTGTGTTTTCTCGCAATCCAGAAGAACATGGGCTGACCTTTACGGCTTATGACATGCTGCAATATCTGGTTAAGAACAAAGATGTTTATGTGTTCTCCAATAAGCGTGCAGACGAGATTATTCAGCGCCTGGCGCGAGATTTTCAGATTCCGACTACATCCATTGCAAATACGGGTTACACCATTAAATCATTAGTGTTTAAAGATGATACGAGCCTTTATGACATGATTCTGAAAGCCTTGAAACAAACGAAGAGCCAAACCGGAAGGAATTATCAATTATATTCTGCGAAAGGAAAGCTCGGCCTACGAGCTTGGCCTGATCCGTCAGAAGTATGGGTGCTGGAGACGGGGGTGAACATCACCGGCTATCAATACAGCACTTCAATTAATGACACGGCCACAAAAGTAAAGCTTCGGCGTCAAAAAGACAATAAAACATACACAGCCACCGTAAGCGACAGCTCAGGCATCAGTAAATATGGTGTGCTTCAGTATGTCGAAACGGTTTCCGATAACATTAACCAAGCGCAGCTTCAGGAGCGTGCGAAAGTCACACAGGCACAGAAAAAAGGTGTAAAAAAGGAACTCAAAAGTATTCAAGCGATTGGTATTCCGGATCTTCAGAGCGGATTGCCCGTCTATATCTCAATTCCGGAAGTCGGGGTTAAGAAGACATACTGGATCGATACAGACAAACACGAATTTAAAGGATCCACGCACACGATGACCATTGATGTGGTGGAGAAAAACTCTATTTCTGATGGTGCTTCCTCATGAGACTAAATGAAGCGATCAAACATTTGGCTGTCGGTGCCGTTGGTTCAGAGTCGCCGGTGGATATTCTGCCGGCTGAAGTGGTTTCCGTTTCTCCTGTTGAAATAAAGCTTAATGAAAGTGACAAATTAATAATACCTGCTGATTTGATTATTGTTCCAAAGCGGTTGCGGGCCGGTGAAGAAGAAGCACTGAATACAGGTGAGCGTGTGATGATTGTCTCTTTAAAAGGCGGGCAATCATTTTTTATTCTCGATAAAATTTAATGGTAATCCTGAAAAAATAAATAATTGTAAAGACCTAATCTATACCTTAGAATAACTATAATGTTTTGAAAATTTTATCCGAGGTGGGTTATGAAAACTATTGGTCTTATTGGTGGAATGAGTTGGGAATCTTCAGCTGAGTATTATCGAATTATCAATGAAGAAATAAAAAAGAAGTTAGGAGGGCTTCACTCGGCTAAATGCCTTTTATACAGTGTTGATTTTAAGGAAATTGAACATTATCAATCCGTAGGGGCCTGGGATAAAGCAGGTGAAGCTTTAGGTGAAGTTGCAAGATCATTAGAAAAAGCCGGTGCAGATTTTGTTGTAATATGTACAAATACTATGCATAAAGTTCTTGGATATATACAAGAAATGATCACTATACCTATTTTGCATATTGCCGATGCAACTGCAGAACAAATTATTAGACAAGACATTCGTTCAGTAGGATTACTTGGTACTAAATATACGATGGAACAAGATTTCTATAAATCACGTATCGAGTCTCATGATATTAATGTCATTGTGCCTAATGATGATGAACGGGAATTAATAAATAATATTATTTATCAAGAACTGTGTCTGGGTGAAATTAAACAGTCTTCCAAAAACATTTATAAGAAGATTATAAATAATTTGGTGGATAGAGGAGCAGAAGGAATCATTCTTGGATGCACTGAAATTGGATTATTAGTAAAGGTAGAGGATTCAGAAGTGCCATTATTTGATACAACTTTAATCCATGCTCAAAAAGCAGTAAATAAATCCCTTTCTATTTCTTCTTAGAATGAATTACTTTCTTTATTTTAAAACCGCTCTTTAGGAGCGGTTTTTATTATGGTTCATTCAACTAATAAATTCAAGAACGTTATAGGAGTGATGCTTATCATGACCCTTTCCCCAGAAATTGAATTTAAGGATATAGAAGATGACAGTGAAGTAATAGAGACCTCGCAAACCTACAAAATAGATTTTGAAAATGGCCGTATCACAAATGAAATTATCACAGGCCTAGAAGCGATCAAGCAGTTTGTATATTTATCCCTTCATACTGAGCGATACGCCTATTCTGTTTTCAGCCATGACATTGGAAATGAGCTTCAAGACGTCCTGGTAGATAATGAAACAACAGACGCGTATAAGAAAATGGAGATTCCGCGGCTGATAGAGGAAACACTGATCTATGACGACCGTGTTTCCTCTGTGTCAGATTTTGAAATAGAAAAACAAGGCGATTCGTTCCATGTTTCCTTTATAGTCGAAACTGACGAGGGAACGTTGGAGATCGAGGAGGTGCTTGGTGAAGATGTTTGAAGATCAAACCTTTGAAGAAATCATGGACCGGATGCTGAACAGAATTTCAGCAGACATTGATACAAGGGAAGGCAGCGTGATTTATAACGCGTTAGCTCCTGCAGCCGCAGAATTGGCCAAGTCTTATATTTGGCTCGATACGGTGCTGGAACTTGTCTTCTCGGACACAGCACAAGGGGAATTTTTAGATCGTCGGGCTACTGAAGCCGGCATCGAGCGAACGGCTGCCACGAAAGCAGTCAGGGCAGCGGAGTTTACTGAAGGAGTAACCATTCCAGTGGGTTCCCGGTTTTTTGTTGATAACCTCTATTTTCAATACACAGCTGACGGGACGTTGGAATGTGAAACAGCCGGAGAAGCGGGAAACGCGAATATTTCCGGCCAGAATCTATTGTCATTAGACACTATACCTGGGCTTCAAAAAGCGATTGTGAAAGAGATCCTGATTCCTGGACGTGAAGAAGAGGATGATGACAGCTTAAGAGCTAGATATTTTACCCGCGTGCGCCGAGAAGCTGTCAGTGCAAATAAAGCTCACTATAAACAATGGGCTGAAGAAGTAGACGGAGTAGGGAAGGTAAAGGTGTTTCCGCTTTGGAACGGGGACGGCACAGTCAAAATTGTCGTGACCAATGCTAACTTGGAACCTGCTTCCGATATTTTAATATCAAAGGTGAAAAACTATATTGATCCTGAGCCCGGACAAGGGGAGGGACAAGCGCCAATAGGTGCCTTTGTCACAGTGGAGAGTGCGGTATGGAAAGAGATTGAGATTTCAGCCGAGGTACTTCCCGAGGTCAATAGCTCTATCGATCAGGTAAAGCAAGAAATCGAATCAGGTGTTTTAAATCTCTTTAAAAAGATGGCTTTTGAAGATAACGTCATCCGTCTATCGCAGATTAATAATATCGTCTACAATTCACCTTCAGTAAGTGATTACGCAAATATTAAAATCAACGGCGTGGCCGAAAATTTGCTTCTGAGTGACGTGGAAATCCCTAAATTGGGGCAGGTGAACATAATTGAGCAAACTAGATGAAATGACGGCTTACCTGCCGCCGTTCCTTACCAAGTTGAAGGAAATGGCCGAACTTCTTAAAGCGGAAGCTCCGGAATTTGAGAAGCAAAATAACAGCATCTTTGATCTGACAGATCAGCTATTTGTTACTACGGCAACCTGGGGGCTTGAACGATGGGAAAAGATTTTGAACGTACCGCGGGAATCAGGTGACACCGATGAGATCCGCCGATTGCGCCTAATCTCTAAAATGTCCAATATACCGCCGGCAACATATAAGGCTATTGAACAGGCATTAAATCGTTTCCTGAAAAATCCGTCTGCTCAGGTCCGGCTGCTTCAAGGACAGTACCGTTTTAATGTTGATATTGATATAGATGATATGCAGCATATGAGCGAGCTCATAGAAACATTGGAGAATATGAAGCCAACTCATTTGGCATATACCTTGCGAGCTGCTGTGAATGAGCCACTCAAGATAAAAGATACTGTCATTTTAAATAACAGAAGGTATCGAAAAGCAAGTGAGCTAAAGGTAGGTTATTCCGTCACACTCAATAATAACGAGGTGGTCCTTGTATGATTACACAGCTTTATAGAGAGCGAACAGCTGCAGATTTGAAAAATAGAATATCGAAAGTGCTGCTGAATGGAAATGAAACAAAAATTGTGGAACTCACCATTCAGGGTGCCATTGTCAAGGTGCTTACTCAACGAGAGGAAGATATAAAGCATATTAAGAGTGTTCAGATACTTGATGAACAAAACAACGTAATTACGGAAAGAACAACAAATTTAGACGTCAGTAATAATAGAACGCTAGATTTTAGGATTACTTTCGAGGTGGTGTAGCAAATGGTTTATGATGCAAAAACAGATTGGCTTCCGGACGATCCGATAAATGAAGATGATGTAAACCGTTGGGAGAAAGGCATTCAAGACGCGCATAAAGATTTAGCTGTACATAAAAATGATATGAACAACCCTCACAATACAACAAAGGCGCAAATCGGGCTAGGGAACGTAGATAATGTACAGCAAGCTTCGAAAAAAGAATTTGAAGAGCATCATAATGATTTACAACGGCACATAACACCAGTAGAGCGGGAGAATTGGAATGCGAAAGAAACAACTGCCGGAGCCCAGGAAAAAGCGGATAAGGCTTTATTGGATGCAAAACATTACGTGGATACCAACTACAAAAATAACAATCTGACGTTAATTACTGGAGACAATGCTATTCAAGATGCAAGAACAGGAGGGGAAGAATATCCTTTAGGATTGACATTAATGGACATTGGTCAAGGGAATACCACTGGCTACCCTTTAGGTTATGGCATTGTCAAAAATGAAAAATATAATAATTACCGATTTACACAATACTTTTATGGGACAGGAAATGAGTCTGGGACTTACTACGACAGTACAGGAGTTTGGATTAGACACTGGTGGAGTGGTTCAGGCTGGACCTCTTGGCAAAAGATATCAGGGTTCGCTCATGCCAATATTGGAACAACAGGTAAGCAACTTCTTATCAAAGGAGAAAAGCAAAAAATTCGTTTTAATCGAAAGATAAAGGACAGTCATAATGCCTTTGACATTAATAATTGCCGGTTTATCTGTCCAAACAGCGGAATGTTTCTAGTCAATGCCGGTGTATATATCGAAAACGTTCAGAGATATGCTAACTATGAATTAGAGATCTACTTAAACGGAACGATTTATAAGAACATAGCTCATTATAGAAATAGTCCTGCTAGCCCGTCTGATACCACAGATTTCAATGTTGGAGTATATGGAGCTGCCACTGTTCCAGCTGATAAGGGGGATTATATAGAGATGTATCTTTATGTGGGTTATGACGGTAATACTTCACGGTATATCTCTGATAACTCAGGATGGTATAACTACTTTGATATCACAGAAATCGGCGGCAAAAATTACCCGAGATTTTAGGAGGTGCTTCTATGATTTTGTATGATGCGATTATGTACAAGTACCCTAACGCAGTACCGAGAAAAGATTTTGAATTACGGAATGACGGGAATGGCTCATACATTGAGAAATGGAATATCAGGGCGCCGTTACCGACTCAGGAAGAATTAGAGGCCTGGTGGGAGGAGTCACAGAAAAAACCGTCTTATGAACCTCCCAATCAGATTGAGCTACTCGCGCAAGAGTTATCTCAGGAGAAGCTAGCCCGTAAACAGCTTGAAGAATTAAACCAAACTTTGGGAAGCGAGCTCTCAAAAATAAAGTTGCAGTTACTTACTCTACAAGGAGGGAAAGATTCATGAATTATTGGGTGCTGGCTTTGCATTATAACTGGGCTTCTTCTGAAATGGTGAAACAGACAATTCTTCTCAAAGATTGCTCGCCCGAAGATTTACAGGAAGGAATAGAGAAAAAACTTATTACAGCTGAACAGTATAAAGAGATCACAGGAGAAGCCATTTAGGGCTTTTTTATTTTGCCTGAAAGGGGGTGGTTCCGTTGTAAAACCCATGCTCACCACTAATGATCTACAATAGCAAGGAGGATTTTTAATGGCATCATATAGTTTTCAATTTCCAACAGATGTAACCGGTAAGCCGGGGGCAGCCAAGCCATACAGAGAAGGAAACAGAGATTTTATTGTGCCGGTAGCTTCAATTTCCGGTAATGCAGAGCTGCTGACGAACGCAGTTTTAAAAGCGACCGAAGTGTACACGCAATATGGTCAAGATCGATTAGGTCAGGTTTTAATTTCAAAAGTGAAAGGTCATGCTTATTCTGATCGTGAAGGCACCTTATTCATTGAAGAAAGTAACGATATGAATTCATGGACCACAGTCTCTTCATTGGTCGTTAAAGCAAATACGCTAGGCGAGACTGAATGGATTCATTTAACTAAACGCTATTTCCGTTTCAGGTACGCAAATGGTAACCTGCAGCAATCTGAATTTTTACTGTACCAGTCACTGGGCGCAGGTGAAGAGGATATAAACATAAACCAAGCTGTTCCTATTACAGCAGTTGCTCCGTTCTCAGTCCAGTTAGATAAAAGCGGGTTAACTAATGATGGTCGTTTAAAAGTTCAAACTGAAGGCTTGAACCTTAGCTCATTAGACACTCAAGCAAAAACAATGGATATTGTCTTTCACGATAAAACAGAAACCATAGGTGAGGGTAACCCATTTACCGTTGGATCATTCAAAACGTTACTCATTGAGGTTTATGGGACGGCTGAGACAAGTGAATTGAAGTTCTGGGGTAAATCCTTATCGGGAACAAAAAGAGCCTTGAGAGGGCAAAAAGTGGATGACGGAACATTTGCCACTAGCACAAAAGGAAAATCTGAAGCCTGGTCTTTTAACATTACCGGTTTTAAAGAAATTGTTATGGAGCTTACAGCTTTAACAAATGGAAACTTTTCAGTTAGAGGGACGGCCGTCTCATAAGATCCGGCTGTCCTATTTTTATTTGCCTCGGAGGAGGTGATTAGAAATGGAGGAGACAAGTTTGTTTATCAATTTTGAAACATTAGATTTAGCAAGAGTATATTTATTTGGAGGGGTGAAGTACCTTGATTTACTTCTAGTTCTTAGCATAATTGACGTATTAACAGGAGTAATTAAGGCATGGAAATTCAAAAAACTGCGCAGCCGGAGCGCATGGTTTGGATATGTCCGCAAGCTACTCAATTTCTTTGCGGTTATTTTGGCAAACGTTATTGATACAGTCCTCAATTTAAACGGTGTCCTAACCTTTGGTACCGTTCTTTTTTATATCGCTAATGAAGGCTTGTCAATAACTGAAAACTTAGCACAGATCGGTGTTAAAATACCATCATCAATAAAAGATCGATTACAAACAATTGAGAACGAAAAAGAACAGAGTAAGAATAACGCAGACAAAGCTGCTGGCTAAGCCAGTGGCTTTTTTATTATGTAGACATAGACAGAAGGAGAGAGGATATATGGCCATTAAAGTTGTAAAGAATTTAGTCTCTAAATCAAAGTATGGATTGAAATGTCCTAATCCAATGGAAGCTGAATATATCACTATTCACAACACTGCGAATGATGCTTCAGCAGCCAATGAGATTTCTTACATGAAGAATAACTCTAGCTCAACGAGTTTTCACTTTGCGGTAGACGATAAACAAGTCATTCAAGGTATTCCAACGAATCGTAACGCTTGGCACACAGGAGATGGAACAAACGGCACAGGGAATCGAAAGTCGATTGGTGTCGAAATTTGTTATAGTAAGTCAGGAGGGGCACGATATAAGGCAGCGGAAAAACTCGCTATTAAGTTTGTAGCGCAACTACTTAAAGAACGCGGATGGGGTGTTGATCGAGTCCGCAAACACCAAGACTGGAACGGGAAGTATTGCCCACACCGTATCTTGTCAGAAAGAAGATGGGACGATGTTAAGGCTGCTATTGAAAAAGAATTGAAAGCGCTAGGTGGGAAAACAAGCACAAGTAAAACAAGTACAGCTAAAAAGAAAACAACAAAATTAAGCAGCAAAAAAACGTCATATGCGCTGCCTTCCGGTATTTTTAAAGTGAAGAACCCAATGATGAGAGGCGTGTCTGTCACGCAGATTCAGAAAGCTCTAGCGGCTCTTTATTTCTACCCGGATAAAGGAGCGAAAAATAACGGCATAGACGGCTTTTATGGCCCGAAAACGGCGAACGCGGTTAAACGATTTCAGTTGATGCATGGGCTTTCTGCTGATGGGATTTATGGACCTAAGACTCGAGTGAAACTTGAAGCATTATTGAAATAA